ATTTTGCAATAACAAATGATCACCAAATAACATATTTTTTTAATGAATGGTTTAATGCAATTTATGCTGGTGGTAGACAAAAAGGTGATTATACCAAACCATTTCAATTATCATATTATGATGATATTATCTATAATACTCAAATGAATATAAATTTGTTAGATCCAAATGGAAATATAAATGCTACCTATGAATTTTATGAAGTATATCCAGTGGAATGTCTTCCCATGGAATTAAACATGGTAAAGAATGATTTGTATTCTGTGTACCAGGTTTTGATGATGTATAGAGATTTTAATTTTGTGTTACCAACTATCCCAACAATTTAAATAAGTATTAATTATGGATCCAAATATTTTACAATCAATCGAACAACTAATGCCTCGTTACGAGGCTGAACTTCCTTTTAGTAAAGAAAAGGTCACGTTTACACCGTTTAGAGTTAAAGATGCAAAAAATATATCAATAATTCTTCAAGAAGAAAATAAAAAATTATCTTTAGTAGCATTAGTTGAAATTTTAAAAACAAATACACAGGGTGTAAATGTATTAGACTTATGCCTTGCAGATGCTGAATATCTATTTTTACAAATAAGATCAAAAAGTGTTGATGAACGATTAAACCTAATACGTAACGAAGAAAAACTTCAACTTTATATTTTTGATATTAAACATAAAAATGAGATCGTAACAGAAACTGTAAACATTTCACCTGAAATACATTTAGTATTAGAAACACCAACAATTAATAATTTAATTAAACTAAACTCTTTAGAAAAAGAAGAATTAATTAAAAGTTGCATTAAAAAGATTGTTGTAAAAAACGAAATATATTATCCAAACAAATTTATTCCAAAAGATTTAAAAGATTTGCTAGACAACCTTCCAATGTCTATGCTCGGTAAATTTGAAAACTTTTTAGCAAATCAACCCGAACTTTATGCTATGCTGGAAACAAAAGATGGTCCAAAGGAGGTCAGCGGGTTTTTAAATTTTTTTATCTTTCGGTAAAGTTTTTTGATTTAAAAGATTATTTTACAACAAACTTTACCTTAATAAATAATTTTAATTGGAACCTATATGATATAGATAATATGCTTTGGTGGGAACGTGAAATCTACGTATCATTGCTACTGGATTATCAAGAACAAAAGAAATACAAAGAAACAAATAGTAAAATTCAAGGTTTTTAATATATGATAGACAATCCAAATGAAGTTGTATTAGATATAGTTGCAGAGCAGCAAGCATTTAGTAATTCTATTATGTCTGCTTCTGAACAGATGCAAGAAATACAAAGTAATCCAGACATTATTCGATTACCAGACTCAATGTCATATACTCCAGCGGAGGTTGATATTAGTACTGCTACTACTGCAGAAGCATCAAAAGTTGCTATGGATTTAACTATTAAATTTGATCCAGAAACACAATATAAAGCGTTAAAAGAAACAGTTGATGGTATGCAAAAAGGAATACAAGAACTTGGCAATTCGCAACAGTCTAAATGGATTCCTTTTCCAAAAGCAGTAAACAACTTTGAAGAAAAACCAATATTAGAACAAACTAATTTAATTTTTGAAGAAAGACGTTCTAAATTTTCTGAATATCCCCGATGGGCATAAAAAAAGCCCCTTGCGGGGCTTTTTTCAGTCATTCTCCATTTCGGAGAAGTACTTCAGCGGGTCTTTTTCTTCAACATCATGTTCAGCAAGTGTATCCTTAACATCGTCTTCGATGCTACTGGACTCGGTAAACTGAGCACGAACATCATCTCCGGTAGCCTTCTTTAGACGAGCCTGAAGTTCTTCATAACTCTTAAACTGACTCTTATCAGTAAACTCCTTAAGAGGATATTGCTTCTTCCAAAGTTCCTCTAGCTTCTTATCCTCTCCACCAAGAAGAGGAGTAGAAGCAGCAAACTCTGAACGATCATAGTTTACATAACCACCAACATTACGAATCTTAATCTTAAAGTCTGCACCAGTCCAGAAGTTAAACGGATCAACGGCAACTTCATCCTGATACTCTGGATGAGCAAGTCCTTGAATCTTCTGAAAGATCTTGGTACCATACTGATAAAGGAAAACCTTTCCTTTATTCTCTGGGTTTGCTGGATCTTCAATAACAAGAATATTAGAGATGTAAGTCAACTTACGCTTACGATTACGTGCAATATTCTTATCATCTTCAATACCACTATTCCACAGTTCTGTGTTTGCCTGACAAATTGGACACTTCTCTCCGAGAGTCGTTAGGCAGTTTTCAAACAGCCAACCGCCCTTACCCTTAAATGCATGACTATAAACTGCTACAAATGGCGTATCTTCTCCCTCAATTTCTGGGAGAAACCGAATTACTGCGTAGCCGTTACCAGCCTTGTCAATACCTGGCTTCCACAATCTATCGTCCTTATAACTGTCCTTTGAAGACATCTTATCAAGACGTTCCGTTAGAGATGCGACTGAGTTCTTACTCTTCTTCTTAAAATCTGAAAAACCTGCCATATTAAATCTTTCCCCAAGGAACTACCTTGGCCTAATAGTTGTTATTAGTATATAACCTATTTCTTGTTAGTCAACCGGAAGTTGTTTGTTTTTTCCTTTTTTCAACAAATGAAGATTTTGTGCTTCTTGTTGAATTTTTTCTATTATGGGCTTTGTTAAAAGTTTACCGGTAGCTGATGGGTCTAAACCCATTTCGTCACCTGCAGACAAAACACAATCCATAAAAGACAATTTTGTTTTTTTAACTAAGTGGAGAACTTTATTTGAAAATTTTTCTTTGGCTGTATCATCTATGTACATAATATACAGTATATACCGAATTTATAGGAAATCCAATAAATTAAAGAGTATAAATATTGATGATAAACAATCTTTAAAGGATAACAGATGAGCCTATCACCTTATTTCGGAAGCAATTACTTAGGATTAAACACTGGAGCCACCGCATTTATTGGTGCGGATCCAATTTATGATGCAGGTGGTAGTTATACCTATTACGTACAATATTACAAAACTGTATTTGGTGCTTCTGGTGCATTTAATGCTGTAAGTGCATCAAATCCTTTTCCCGTAACTGTTACTAATGGCTTAACCGCAACAATAGCTGGAATTACAGGTACAGTTACAATTCAAGGTACTCCCAGTGGAACTGCAGTTCCTGTTTCCGGTAGTGTAGTTGTAACGGGTCTTACTGCTTCTCCTGTACCAGTATATACTCCACCAGGATGCCGTGTAGAAGTTACAGGTGGACGATATTTAAATAAATTAACAGATAATGTTTCTGTATTTGGTCCAAGTGGAAATACTTGGATTTATTCTAACATGGTTAATGCTAGTGGTGTTGCTATCGGAACTACTGCAAATCCAATGCAAGTAAGTTTTAGTGGAATTACAATTACTGCAAACATTGCTGCAACTGTAGGTGTAACAAATGATTCTGCTGGTAATGGATTAAGAATTCAAGGCATGTCAGGTGGAACAAATGTTCCAGTACAAATACAAAATACAGTAACAATAGATGATGCTGATATTTTATCTGGTATGACTGCTATTTACACACAAGTAGTATCTTTAAATAGCAATTTAAGTGCAATCGGTGCAGCAAGACCTTCATCGTTCAAGACTGGTAGAGCCTCTTCAACATTCTCTAGTGTTACTCAGGTTGATAGTGGTGGTTTTACATGTCAAAATGGTATAAACATTAAAGCACTATCTACTAATACAGATTTTATCTATATTGGAAATACTGGGGCATTTACAGGTTCTTCTACTGGATACGCCTTAGATCCAGGTGATGAAACTTTCTTATCTCTAGTAAATACAAATAAAGTATGGGTTGTTGCTGCTAGTGGAACTCAAACTATAACTTATATGGCATCATAATATGCCTGTATATCCAACATCACCATTTACATTAAATACAGTAAGATCATACAAAAATTATGGTCTTATCATACAAGGTAATACTTATGACCCAATTTGGTCTAAGGGGTGGTTGTTATCTTCACCAAATATTTCAATACAAGGAACAACTTGTTATATTGATTATTCTCAATCTTTTGATACTTCTGATAGAATATATTTAAAAAGAACATTTGGTGGGTTGTCTGCAGGAGGAACATTTTATGTTTCGCCAACAGAATACTATGATGCCTTAACAGATACTAGAACTACTTTAGGTGGTACTTGTAACTTTAATAGTACATTAAATAACGGTAAAATAATTGTAGCAAATGTTGCTTCTGGTTTAACTTATACGTCTGGTTATAATTTTTATAATAAAGAAAACTTTATTAAACCTATACAGTATAATTTTACTACTAGTGGGTCAACGTCCAATAATTTTATTATTAATACTATACCAGCAACAGCATCCTTAACATTTAAAAAAATGGGATTTCTTGGAAATGCTTTAGGTTTTCAAGAATATGTTGATATATCTGGTACAACTAGTACTAATACTGGTCGTATACAAATTGACAGTGTGGCTACATTAAAAGATAATCAAGAAGTATTGTACTTTACAACTGGAGTTACATACCAATCTTTAGTATCTTCATCAAGTGAAGTAAAGATGTATATTCGCGGAAGATCATTTGTAGAACAAATACAAGAACCAGAAAACATTAACGGAATCTACCGAATACACAATTCAAGCAATCAAATAGTTGATTGTTATGAAAATCAAAATTTTTATCAAACTTATTTGAGAAAACAAGCACTAGGTGCAACCTATACTGGATACTGGGTACAATGTGAAACATGTCCAAATAGTATTTACAGTCAGGTACTTTCGGCAGATACCGTTCAATCAAATCTAGTATTTGATAATAATTTATTTTTGTTTATTAGTCAAATAATAACAAACGTAGCATCTACTGTATTACCAACATATACATACGGTGTCTTTACACAAAGAAGTTTATCTGGAAGTGCACAGAGTGCTGCTAGACTTACATTTTCTGTTAACGTTGGTCTAAAAATAGATTTAAGTCATGCATCTTTGCAAGGATGGTCGTTTGAAGTATTTTCAGATTCACAATTTACTCTGCCATTATCAAATAACATTTATTTTTCTGGTCAACCGGGATACGGTCAAGCATATGTTTTGGTTGTAAGTGCAACTGATGTTCCAAGAACATTGTATTGTCGCTTAGTTGGTCCACAGACATTGACAATGGTTATTAACATATAAAAAATAAACCTCCCATTTCTGGGAGGTTCATATGTCGTTAATTACAACTTGTATTAACGAGATCGATTACGGGTTACCCGGTAATACGAACGACCATTCTTTGTTTCGCGAACTACAGTATAGTTCAAATCAAAACGATCAAATGCTTCACGAAGATCACTCATAGTTGCACGCATGTTTGTAACACGGAAACGCTTACGAGCCTCTCCAGCAGTCAGTGGTGAGCCACTGCGCATATAATCAAACACCTTTTGAATCATAGTCGGACGATCAACATTAGTAATTTCCATAACACTTTCCTTTCTTATAAGAAGTTAATACAATATACCCCATATATCTGATCTGTCAAGTAATTCCCTAAATAATTCTGACTGAAGGAGGCTTTATGGAACAGAAGAGTCATCAGTTTATAAAATTTGTACGTAAGCATCTTGCCCAATATGGTATGAAACTTATACTTGGACGCGGTAAATCTGTCAATGTAGACGGTTTTCGCTGTTCTGGGTGCTTTGACGAGTCTGGAAAGGCAATTCGGGTAGCCAGACACTGTAATGAATTTTTACATGTGCTAGTTCACGAATATTGTCACTTTTTACAATACATTAATAGCAGTAAAGTCTATGAAAAGTCATATAAAGCCTCAAATATTGTAGATGGATGGCTAAAAGGTAAAAATTATGCTCCAAAAGATGTCAAAAGAGCATTTTTTATTGTACGATCAATGGAACGAGATTGTGAAAAACGTGCTGTGCGTATTATTAATGAATTTAAATTAAAAATTGATACAAAAATGTATTCAAAACGGGCTCACGTATACATCTATAGCCATTTCATGATGGAAAAATCAAGAAAGTTCTATTCTTTCAAACAAAATCCATATTATAGCAAATGCGTTCTACGCATTATGCCTTCTAACATGGCTGTTCTGAGCCATGTATCTATTCCATCAAAGATTTATTCTGTTTTAGAATCTTTGATGAAATGATTTTGAGCATATTTGGCAACAAACTTAGTAAATGGTTGTTCACCATAGGGCCAACGATCTATTGGATCCATAAATCCGTGTTGAATTAGATCATCAATGTGTTCATCCATCATGGAGAGAGTTACATCATCGATATTCCATTTAAGTTCATCATCATGATCAACAGACGGTTCGTCTGCAGCATTGTGTTCTGCAACTGCAAGATCGGATATCTTTGCAAGATTTCCAAGAATTTCTAATGATTTAGCACATTGATAAAAAAGATCCTTGTTGATAGGATCTTCTTCTTTGCGTGCTAGTTTTCGGACTTCATATACTAGTTCTGAAATTTTCATATTAACTCCTAGGACAAGGTTAGTAAGTACT